CAAATACCGCCGGGCCCGAAGGTACGACGCCCCGTTGTCCGCTCGGGCGTCCTTCCATTCGTGGTCGAGTGTGTGGCTAATGGTCGACGGGTCGTCGGCGAGCGCAATGTATCGAGCGCACTCCTCTGAGGTCAACAGCCCGCGGATGTCAAAGAGCATGTGCTCGCCCCGCACTTCGGTCACCTCCATCGTTTTGTCCAAGGGGGTGTAAAAAAGTCGTATATTGTCTTCTATGAATGCATAATTATTTTTTTTACACTTGAATCTGATTCACACCAACCAATTTGATTCACACTCTTGAGCTTGCCCCGGGGCGCCAGGCGGGGGTCGATCACGTGATGCATCCGCGCCCAAAAGACGACACCCGACCCAAACTCGTACATCCACGCTCGGGCCGGGATCCCGATTTTGTCAAGCCTGATTGCCACCTTTTTGTTGACCCCACCAAGCCTGCTCGAACACTGGGTCACCGAAACCACGAGCTTGGCCTGATCCGACTCGAGCGCCTTAATCCTGGCCTCCATTGCGGCGATTGTGATGGGTTAACAGGTTATTAATCACGATGACCTACCCAAGCGTGGACCGGATCGTCCAAAAGGCGGCGATGCTCGAACCCGAGGCGTACCTTGAGTGGTGCGACACGATTTCGGGGCTCGGCGAAGGAAGAAACAACATCTTTCACGTCCCGGCCGCCACGTACGGCGAGTACACCGTGGTCCAGATGGACGGGTTTTACTGGCCCGACGGGCCCGCTTTCTGCGGAAACGGGCACGTGCGGGCGTTCAAAGAGCCTGGAGCGTACATAGAAAGTTACTTTATTTTCGCCGTGAACCGCAATACGCAGGTGGCGTGGGCGCTGTACGTCGGGATGGCCCGCGACGAACCCGGCCCCATGCTCGAACCCGACACCGCCGTCGCCGTGTGCAAGGCGTTCAACGGGGTGTGGCACGCCAAGAAGCGGGAGCAGGTCACCGAGCAGAACAAGGCGGTCGACCGGTACCTCGACAAGGCGCGCGAGCTTTCGCCCGAGGCGTACGTAGACTGGTGCGACGCGCAAAAGGAAGAGTGTTTTGAGGCCTACAACGATAACTACGCAGGCGACGTCAGCTGGGATGATGAGCGGGTCACCATCGCCGGAGTCCGGTTCACGACGCGGTGGAAGGACACGTGCGACATTTTCGCCGTGTCGCGAAAGCTCAAGCGTGTGTACGGGGTCCGGTACCACGAGATCCTTAGTCCCCGCCCCAAAAAGGTTCCCGATGAGCCGATGCTCACGGGCGCCACCGCTGACGCGGTCCTGGCGGCGGTCCACGCCCTACAAAAGGAGTACAATGAGGAAAAAAAAAGCGTGACCGCGACGGGTGAGCAACCCAGAAGAGCTTAAATCTACTGTTTGGCTATTACAAACCAAATAAAGGCCATATATACATGCTTCGATGTCGATTAGAGTCGTTCGCATCCTGAGAAATTCGAAACGGTGTTGCACTAAGCGTTTTAATTGTTATACGCCCGTCTTTCATTTGTTTTTATGTGTGTGGCAGTTTGCTCATCGCATTAACCCCCTGTGATGGAGACGATTCCTTACGGGGGCGTCATCGCGTCCTTGAGCGCCAAGCTGAAGCAGGTCGAACGATGGTTAATTGTTCGCCCCCCAAGCAAGGCGCTTGACACGGTCCACCAGATGAGGGTCACGCTCAACATGATTGCAGATTCGCTCATCAAGCTGATGGCGGTCAACGACACGTTCACAGATGGGATGAAAAATGACTTTCGCGAAATCATCACCAACAATTTGGAGCACCCAACCAAGCCTTACCTCATCAAGAGGGCGTGTCGTGAGACCGATGTCGATTACGACGCGCTCATGGAGGCTTTCGACACGGTGTACTATTTCCAATAAACGCATTTTACTGTTTGATTGTCTTGTGTAGAAAGTCGTCGACGCGCAAACTCGACTCGGCCACGCCATTGCATCGTCATGCTCATCGTCAACTTTAATTCTAAGAACGCAAAATGTTAACGCAAACCCTCGTCCCTGCGACCTTCTTACAAAAACAAAAGCACCATGGGCGACACCGTTTACGTTTACGGGCAAGACAATGATTATGGCGAGTTTTCCAACTTTTACCGGGTTGGGTTTGTCCACCAGGGCGCCCGCTACAAGTCGTCCGAGCAAGCCATGATGCACCGCAAAGCGTTGCACTTTGGGGATAAGGCGACTGCGGCCCGGATCCTGAAAGAGGAGACCCCCCTTGGCTGCAAGCGGCTCGGGCGCCAGGTCAAGCCGTATGACGACGCCGAGTGGGCCCGGGTTAGGTACCAAATCGTGGCCGGGATCCTGGCAGACAAGTTTGGCCAAAACCCTGGGCTCCGTGACAAGCTGTTGGCGACCGGCGACGCTGATATCGCCGAGGCTTCACCCCACGACCCCATTTGGGGGATCGGGCTGAGCAAAGAGCGAGCGTCTCGGGGCGAGCCCTGGACCGGGCAGAACATGTTGGGCAAGGCGTTGGTCAAGGTCCGCACTGCGCTCAGGAAATAATCTCGACAAGGAGCTCGCACTTGGACAGGTAGTCCTTCTTGGCGGTGGGCATATCGAGTGTGATTGTGGCGTTGCTGATGAGGTTGTCGATAAACTCCTTAGCGTTGTTCGCCCCCTTGAGTTTGTTGCCCCGCACAAGAATGTCGCTCAACACTACGTGGACCAGACTGACCTTTCCGTTGCCCAGAACGTCCATTGGGACCCCAGCCCACACGACCACCGCCGTCATGTCGTCGTCGCCCCGGTCGTGCACGGTCCGGCGGATCACGGTGGCCCGCTGAAAGATGTTGCGGAGCTTGTCCCACACAAAGTTGTACGCCTGCCCGAGTTCGGCTGGATATTCGACCAGCTTCTTAACCATGAGGTCCATTTTATCCGGGGCGTTAATGACAACAAAATGGTTGAGTGGGCTCTCTCGATTCACGAACGGCCCGACCGCACCTTTTGGGCCAAGATCGGCCACGTCGCCGTTGACGGGATGGAATGGGTGGAGCAAGACGACTGGGAAACGTTCACCATGAACACCGTCGAGACCCGGCGCAAAGTGGACGTGCTCTTTAAAGTGGCGGGAGGCAGCTATTTGGGGACGGCGTACGTCCAGATCTTTGTTGACCGAGACGGCGGTGATCAAGACATGTACGCTGGAGAACGTGGAGGGCTTTTCATGTGGAGGATGATCGATTGGAACACCTCCAAGGACGTCGATGGACCCGAGAAGATTGAACTTGAGAAGACAGAGGAAGACTGTCGAGAAGATTAAAAGGTGTGTGTGTTTTCACGTTGGGTCGGCCGTGGTTAATGACTTTGAGAAGACTGCCATTAACCATCCACCATGTGGGCCGAGGCGCTGGCGTGCGTTCGGCTCGCACAGGCGTGGTGCCCCAAGGACCCCGACGGAAAACTGATCCTTCCAGGCCGAGGCTCGCTCTTGATGATACAGGGAGATATCGACTCCAAGGCCATGACTGAGAACCCTCTTGACCAAAACTACGAATGCATTTTGTACAAATTTGAGGGAGGCACCCCACCCACCATCGACTACGAGCGAATTGAGGTCGACTACGCCAATTGGGCACGATATGGGGACGTTGTTGTTCTAGTTTACGTAGCTCGGTTTCACCGCATCTACGCAGCGGTGGCGTCGTCGCATTACTACTACTTTTACCCGTTCCGTGGCGTCAACGACGCACGCGCTGCATCGACGGTGACGCATGTTCTTCTCGGCGTTGGCGGCGATCCGTGGAAGATAACCGAGGCGCGCTTAACCCGCGAGTTGGAAGGGCCCCCGCCTTACACGGTGAGAGATGGCCACGCTTCCCCGATTGCGCTTACCGCCAAGACGATGGAGTTTGTCAGGGAGTGCAAGGTGCATGAATTCATTCCGTTTGTGATGGATGACGGGACCCAGCTGGCGATGCCCCAGTGCAAGATCGAGTCCCCCCTGAGGAACCTGATCCCTTCAGCTCCGTCGGCTCCTAGCGACAATCAGCTTAAACGCGACAGACGCGGACTAGCCACGCCAAGATAAAATATAAACGGCCCCCATGCCACTTGGAGCCTGCGGGTCTTGATCCGTTGTGGTCCTGTGAGATTTGACGTCTTTGGCATCAATGTTTCAAGATGATCCAAGCGACTCACTCGAAAAACTGGCGTCGGTGAGCGCTTTTTTTCAAGGACCCATGTACGCAGTAAAATGTCGTTTACCCCTGCGCAGACACCGCTTGGGTTTGGGGCGTTGAGGGGGTTGGCGTTCCCCGTTTTGCCCCGCAGCGGGGACAGATGGGGGTTGGGCTCGTCGCGGTATTTCAACCACAACGTCCATCAAGCCCCCTACAAGCGTCCGTCCATCAATGACCACAATAGCATGCCCGTAACACAAAAAGAGTGGGACTTATACATCGGGGTCAACATCTTGAACATACACTGGGATGACTCTCACGGAGCCGACAAGTACGAGTACATGGGCGAGTTTCTCAACGGCCGCCCCAAGTTTGTCAACAACGAAACCAAGTGCATTTACTGGAATGGGGTTGATTGGCACCATTACGTGGGCGGCCGCTTGCTGCATCATCACATCAATGAGAGTGAGTTGCACAAGATGGTCCCGCCGATCGGGGTACCGTGGACCGCCGCGGCGGGCAAAGTCATGTTTACTTTTTTGTCGCCAGAGATGGACAGGCGCGCGCTGTGGGCGTGGGACGACCGGCGCCACCACCAGTACACTACGCGAACCCGCAAAATGATTACCGCAATGACACTCATCGCGGTTCGGGTCGACACGCCGCAGCCGGTGCACTGGACAATGGTGTTTGAGGAGATGAACGAGATTGACTTTGCCAAGAAGCGCAAGGTTGACTCGAAAAAGCCCAAGTAAATCGTAAGCCCTTTATTTTACCTAAATCTATCGCAACCTCTTCCTCTCCCCCCCCTTGATTGCCTCACCCCTGTTCTTGCTAAACGCCTTGTCCCAGAAGATGGCCTCGCGAACAAACTTGACTGACCACACGCACCCCGGGGATTGGCGCACGAACCGCCCCCGCCCGGCCAGCTTTGTCCCCGACAGACCGGTGCCCTGGCCGATGGGCTCAATGTAGATCGGGGCGTTGAACCGCCGAAACTTTCGCACTCGGGCGCAATAACTCTGGATGGTGTCGACATCAATGTCGCACGTCATCAGGTGGTCATGGTCGCAGTGCGGGTCGATCGTCTGGAACTGGCACCGCAGAATTTCGCCGCTCGTGTTGCGGACCGAGTACGAAAAATTGTCAAAGATGACTGGAGGGTACACCGTGCACCCTCCGGCCACGACCCACTTTAGCGACGACGGCTTGGCGTTCTGTAGGTAGATCTCGATCATGGCGGTGACTACCCACGTCTTGACGCTCTCCCACCGATCGTCGTCCCCTTCCTCGACCCGAATTTCCCGCGCAAAATACTGATCCAAAAACACGACCATCCGCATCCGAAACAGCGCGGCCGCGACGTCGATCGCCCCGGTCTTTCCGGCTTTTCCAAACAACACTATCCCAGGGTCAGACGCTTTCCCAAAAACAGAGACCTTCCCCTCGGCCCCCAGGTCAAGCGTCAACGTGTCAGTGTCATCGAGTCGAAGGTGATTAATAAACCCTCCGACCATCTTAGTGTAGGTAGGCTCGATCGAGTAACTCGGGATAGTGTTGTGTCGCCGGTGCACTACCTTGATCTTCCGGGGCGGAAACTCCTCCGCCGTCAACTCTGGGACGATCGTCGGGACCTCGGGCGGGATGTAGTGCGTGTAAATGTCGATTGATATCGGCCCCACCTTCATCACACACTTTCGCCACCGGTACCCAGCTACCACCCGCGGAAGCTGGTACGACCAAGTTGACCGAATCGCCGCACACACCGAGCTTTGGTAGAAAGCAGCCCACTCTTTACCGAGCGTCGCTACGTCGTCCACCTTCCTGTCCGGGGGTCGAGGCGTCGTGGTAAAGGTTGACCCGTCGGTCGGGTCAACCGACGGGAACGGGACAAAGCCCACCAGACGCTTGGCAATGTCAGTGTACATGAGCGCGTAACAGGACCGCCACAACACGTCGCGGTCCTGTTCGTTGCAGGTGTGCAGATGCCACCGTTCTGGCTCGCATCCGTCGGGCCAGTACGACACCGTCTCGCCGAGCCGCCGCCGGGTCTGCGAGTTGGAATGGCTCCGGATCCATCGGCGCAGCGTGGCCTGGGGGCTGACCTGGGCAGACGTCCGGCTGAGCGCTACCGCGACCCACTCTAGAGGGTCCTCCGACGTCATGTCGATCACAGCGAGGTACTTTTCGGGGGTTCGCAGCGCACGCTCCCGGAGCGCGGGCGACAACGAAAACAGCCCGTTGCGCTTGGTCCCCCGAAAGTACAACACCATCGGCGGCGGGACCACGGTGTGCGTCCCCGTAAACATGCCCGCGTGCGGACCATAAACGCCCCACTCGGACTGAGGGCGGGCGGGCGGCATGACCGCAAACTCAATCGTCCCACTCGTCATCGTGAATGTATCGGCTGTATCGCGAGAGGTCTTCGTCTTCGTCCTCGGACCTCGGACCAAAATAGTCGTCGGAAGCGTAGCCTTCGTATTCTTCCTCGCACCGTGGTCGCCGCCGCTTTCGATTGGGGACTACTCGAATCAGCGGAGACCTGGGTAGAATCCTGAAAGACGCCACAACGTGATGACACAGACAACACCGCCGGGACGGATGTTGACACTGGGCGTGTATGGGTGGGTTCATGGTTGAGATGTTAGTTTGAGCAGGAGGGCGGATTAAAGTGTTAATGCGTTGCTTTGAGAATTAATGTTGACCACCGCTCGCCCGAATCAAAACTTTTTATGGCAAGTGTTCGGTCGCCCCCCTGGAGCTGCGCACAACATGTGTTTCAGATGGCCGACCTCCGCCTGGGGCTGGCTCCTGGAACAGTCGAGCTTCGGACCCAGAGCTACTTTCTGGTCCCCATCGTCGACCTGTGCACTAAAGGGTTAGCTCTGGACTGCGATCGCCGGTATTGGGCTCCGGAGCGCGTGCGGGATGACTGGCATCAAGGGTGCGTTGTTGTCTACCGAATGGCGCTGACCGCTATTGGATTCATCGTGGGCGAGCGCGTTGACCAAAAGCTCATGACTAAACCGGAAGCGGTGGATTTTACGCAAAACGACGTGGCAAACATCTTCAGGCCATATGTGGACGCAATCGACGCTATCATAGACTAAAGTCGCGCGCGAGGTAAACGAAATGAGAGTTGCCTTTATTTGGACTGTGGTGATTACGCGGCGAGCGCGTCCTTGATGCGATCTGAGTAGCATTCGTCGCACGCCATGTCGAGCACTTCGTTGTCGTGGACGTCGAACCCGCCGTAGTCTGGGTAATCCTTCATGCGCTCCGAGCTCATATAGAGCGGGGCCCACTTGACGACGAGTTCAAGGACCCCGTTCGCCCGCATCTTGTCCCCGATGAGGCCGGCCCTGGCTTCAAGGTCCTTCTTGATTTCCCCCATCGTCACCGGGTTCCCAGATGGTGGCTCGTCGCACTTGAGCCGGCGGATGGCGTCGACGGGAACCGAGTACGCTGGGGCGTCGTGGCTGTACATGGACAGGTAGTGCGCGTTGAGCGCGTCGCGAATCTGGCTCCACGAGTGCCCGGTCAAACCCACCTCCCTGATGGCCTTCATGCACGCTTGGGCCCGCTTGCCCAGGGTCAGCTTGTACCCCTTGAGCGCGTGGTTGAAATATTCGCCCTTGCTCCAGGCCTGATTGAGCTCGTCCCATTCCTGTTCACAACGCCTCACTGTGTGCGGCTTGGGCTTGCGGGTCCACGGTCGCCGGCGCTGCGCCCCCCAAATGGTCCCTTTGCCTGCCTTTGTCCTGTGGACAACGGAAGTCTTGTAGGACCAGTAAGTGGGCATGACTTGAGGGTCTGAAGGTGGGAGAGTATGTGGCGGGTATGAAGGTCTGAAAGTTTGTGGGTCCGGATCGGAGATTGTCCGGCTGAGTCACAATTTCAAAACTGGCCCGGATGAGTCACAATTTCAAAACTCGCCCGGCGGATGAGTCACAATTTTAAAACTCGCCCGAGCGGGCGGGTCCGAGCGGAGCCGTCACAACCGGGTGAGCGATGGCCGCGGTGCAAAGGAGTGGCGACGATTTGGAGGAGTCCCTGGGCGACAAGGGAGACCACTGCGAGATGGCGGCGTCAATGGGGGCCATCGAGGCCATCCACGAGATTTCGATGCCGTTGCTCGACGAGGCCGCCGACAGTCTTGGCTGCAACATGAAGCTCCTGAATTGGAAAATCCTCTGGGAGCTGTGCAAAGGTCTCGGGATCGAGTGGCCTGAGGGGGTCGCAAACGTCGGCCTGTTGGTCAATGCGGGGTTTGTCCACTGGATCAATGAGTGCGATCAGCACGACAACGACACAATCAGCAAGCTACACACGGCGATGAACAATATGTTCCAGGTTGTCGTGCAGTACGTGGTCGGATGCGTTCCCGAGAGCCACAAGGAGGCCGTGGCCGCAAACGCCGCCAGACGTATGGCCAGCGTGGAGAACGCGCGTGATTTGGTTGTCGCCGCGCAATTTCTGGCCATCAACAAGGCGGTGCAATGCGCAGTCGACGGGGACGTCGCGATGATGGACGATGATCTGCGCGCCTGCGCCGAGGACTACTTGGCCAGCGAGATCGATGCCATTGGGGCGTGGGAGAGCGCGGGTCTCGACCCGATCTACGAGCCGCTCCAAGAGTACGTCGAGGCGGCGGTGTTTTTGCGCGTCGTCTCGCTCGATCTCACCACGTGATTGTGCGAATAAATTTACTTACTTGAACATTTATATCGCCTGGTTTGGCGCGCGCAGCGTAGACATGGTTGTAGCCGTTCGGTTCATGGTGGACCCGAGCGTCTGGAGCGTGCTTCGAGTACCGCGCAGCGTTGATTCGAGGTCGTTGACCGTCCCGTTGACCGTAGATGACAGCTGTTGGAACGCGCTCCTGACCACTCCTATCTCGTATTGAATGGCAGCGCTGGCTGTGGCAATGTCCTTGATGGCCATCTTGTAGACCACCCACCCGCCGTACGCTAGAACGCAGATCACGAGCACGATGACGGTCAGAATGGCCGCCACGATCCCGTGGATGTGATCGAGGTGCCAGTTTTGCACGAGCATGATTTCGCCCTTGACCGCCATTCTTGGGTTGCCTTTTGAACAAATTGCGGTCGATTTTTTTTTACTGCTTGGTGGCGGCCTAGGCTGCCTTGGTCATTTCAGTTTGAATTTTTTGCATCTTGTCCGCAGTGGCGGCCATGACCCCCGCCTTCATGTCGTTAGCTTTTTTGGTCAGTGTTGCTTGCGCCTCGCGCGCCGCCGCGCTCGCCGCGCCGATAGCGTCAAGGAGCCCTTTTTTTGCTCCTGGGTTGATCATGCCAAGAGCCATCCCGGCGGGCGTGTTCTTGATGGCGGCCTCGGCGGTCTTTTGCGCCATCTTCGTGAAATCAAAACCGAGCCCAAGATGACCGCGTGTCCGCGACCCCCGCTTCTTGGCCTGAGCCTGCGACCCTCGCTTCTTGGCCTGAGCCCGCGACCCTCGCTTCTTGGCCTGAGCCTGCGACCCTCGCTTCTTGGCCTGAGCCTGCGACCCTCGCTTCTTGGGCTGAGCCTGCGACCCCCGCTTCTTGACCGACTTGCGCTTCCTCGCCGGGGGCTTTGGACGGGAGACTTCGCCCTGGGCCATTTGAAGAATGGATTTTCGGGCCTTGGCGGCGGCGGTCCGCTGTGGTTGGTGGGGCATGGCCTGGTTTTTGCTATTATGGGGCCTTCGGAAAAGATCGTGGGGGGTCGACCCCGACTTGGATTGTTGGGAATGGGATCGGATAATAATGGAGTCTATACCGGATATTCCACTGTTGCGCATCTTCTCGTACCTCCCGGTCCCGGAGCTGGCGCGAACCGTTCCGTTGGTTTGTCGCCGATGGAACGACATGAGCCGCTGCACCCCGGACATTCGGTTGACCTTTGGCGGATCCAAGGTGTCAAAAGAAGGGGTGCGCGAGCATTTGCGCGGCTCGATCGCTCGATTCTCCAACATCACATGGATCAACCTCGACGGGTGCGCCTTTATGCACGACGCTGACGTGGCCCAGATTTTCGCCCACTCACCTGGCCTCGAGGCGGTGTCGCTCCAAGCGCTTCGCATCACTGACCTCGCTCTCGCCTCGCTCGCCACGCACTGCCCCCGGCTGATCTGGGTAGACGTTGGTGCGACCAGCGTCACTGATCGCGGGATACACATCCTGATATCCAAGTGCGCTCGGCTGGCCCGAATTGACATTCCCATGTGTTTGAATTTGACCGACGAAATCGCGATCGGGTTGTCGGGCGTCCAAAAGCTGGCGGTGCTTAATGTTTCGACGTGTCGCCGATTGACCGACACGTTTTGCTCGAGGTTCGCCCTTGCTAGCCCGGGGCTCATCGCGCTCAAAATGAATCATCTGCGCCGAATCACGGACGCCGGCACGGCGTTGATGATTGAGAGGGTGGGGCACCGGCTCAAAGAGATCGAGATGAGCAACAGCTTTGACCTTGGCGATATCTCGGTGATGGCGCTCGCCAGCGTGGCCAAGAGGCTCGAGTCGATGACCATGACCGAGACGGTGGGCCACGGGAACCTGACCGACCTCGGGGTGTCAGCCCTGGTGCGGGGGTGCCCCCGGTTAACTCGGCTGGACCTGTCGCACTGCCACGCCATCACGATAGCGTCGGTCACTGACATCCTGCACCACTGCGACAACCTTGATACGCTTTTGCTTGAGTGTTGTCTCCAGCTTGACGACGCGGAAATAGACATCGACCGCGTCCAATGTCGGCGTCTCCGGTCCGCGTCCTTTCGCGGGTGTTATCGGATCACGGGCCCTCTGATTCTCGAGCTGGTGTCGGGGTGTCCAGGCCTCGAACGACTCGACGTCGGCGGGTGCATGCTCGCCAAGCCCGCCAAGATCTTGACCGCCGTGTCCGACCTCACCAAGCTCAAGGTTTTCGTCTTTTGTCGGGAAGACCCTGTCGCCATTCCGGTGCGCCCGTAACCTTTTTCGGCCGGGACGTAAGGTAAAACCAAGAGATGTCCGTCAAGCCCAACCAGGCGTACTCGACCCGAATCACAGGTGATGTAATGATGACGGTCCGCGCTGACACCGCGGCGAGCGAGGCCAGCGCGATCAACAAGTATCACCCGGTCATTTCCGACTCGGGCGGGCGAGTGTGGGCGGCTGCCATGTCGACGGGTGGATCGGTCGCCGACGGCGCCGCCGTGACCTCAATCAACCCTGTGATCGTTGGAGCCGAGGCCCGCTTTACCTCTAAACTGGCGGTCGACGACGGCGACGCGGTTCGCCTTCAAACAGATATTCAGGGGCGATTGGTGGTGACGGGGGCCCAGCGCGAGCTGACCACTGTGACCCAGATAACCATCACCACGACAAACGCAACCACAATTGTGACGGCGGGTGGCGCCAACGTGTTTACCGACTTGGTCACGTTGATCGTGTCCAACTCGTCCGCGACGGCGGCCAACGTGACAATTAGCGACGGAACAGCCACCGTGTTGGTAATGCATGCCAGGGCCGAGTCGAACGAGATCTTTCATTTTGGGTTGGTCCCGATCAAACAGTCGGCCGCCAACATTGCATGGACGGCTAAGTCAGGCACCGCCGTCACGTCGATTCAAATTACCACCGTTGCGGCCGTCCGCTCAGACGCTACTGTGTGAGTCGATTAATTAACCGCGCATAACCAGTGTTTCATGGCCTGGAAGACACCCAACGGGACCCTCTCTGTGCACATTGTCTACGGAAGTGGGACGACATTTGACGGCCAACTCTTGTTTGTGACCCGATGGCGGGCGGACTGGGGCGAGCTCTCAGTCGAGCCCTCCAAAAGATTGGAGAGCAAGGCGGTCGGGTTGACGGGCCGCCTCTTCGACCCGGGCAACGCCCAGACCTGGGCCCCCCGCAAAGACTTGTGGTTGCAGGATCGGGTCGACAATTACCTTTCGATCGTGAGGCCGCCCCCGATTGGCTTTGTCGGAGAGTCCAAAGGGACAAGGCGGCTTCCGCTTTACGATCAGCTCCGGGTCCGGGCCGAGGCCGGGCGACTCATGGCGGCCGACCCCGGCCTGGGCCACGCCGCGGCGATGCGCGAGGCGGCGGACCGACAGTAAATTTTTCCTGCGACAGACGCCAAAGAAGGATGCATTTCGCCCGGTACAACACCGGGATCTTTGAGCACGAAGTGTGCGCCCTGTTTCTCGAGATGACCGGGAACATCGCCGCGCAGTACCTTGAGGCCGTCCGCGAGCGCGCCAAAAGGTCGGCCAAATCGAACACCAAAACAGAGCTCGAGTGTTTCCAAGAGGGGATCAAGACGGTTGCCTCGTGGAATGACGACGTGCGGTCGCGCTACTACATCAAGGCGGTGGCCAAGTACAAGACGATCGAGGGAGTGTACCGGTACACAGTGTACCAATTTGTGAACCAGGTGTACTCGGACGAGTTGCAGCGGAACCGCATCCGGATCCATAAGCCGCTGCTCGTTCGGTTCTTGGCGCGCCATCTCGCGCTAGTCTGCGCGGACAAGGACGTTGTGTCGATGAAGTATTTCGATTTCGACCCAGTGGCCGCGCAGCTGTTCAACGAGAAAAAGGCCCGCGAAACCTTGTACAACACGGTGGTGCAACAAGAGTGCGTCGAGATCCTTCCGCCCGAGGGAGCTGTCCAAGAGGTGCGAACGATCCAGCCCCCGCCGGCGGTGACGATGATACCGCAGTGGGAACCCGAGCCCCCGACCGCCGAAACACCGGTCACTTTGAAGGACAAAGAGCCTGAAGCAGCGGTCACTTTGGTGGTCGAAGAGACCAAGGCCTTGACTGAAACCGGACCCCCGGTCACCCCGGTGGTCGAAGAGTCCAAGGCCCTGACTGAAACCGGACCTCCGGTCACCCCGGTGGTTAAAGAGCTCAAAGAAAAGAAAGAGGAGCCCAAGACCGCGACCGAACCCCCGGAGGACAAAGAGAAACCCGAGACTCCAAAAAGCGAAAGGACCGAGGCTACCCCCGAACCTTCTACAAGCGCCCCAACGCTGTCAGCCAAGAGCATCCCGATCCCTCCGCCCCCGACCCCCGATCATCCAGCGGCGGCGCCGTTTGTCCCGATCGGTGTGCGGTCTAAGATCAAGACCCCTGTTGAGTTTTCTCAAAAAGACGTCGAGATGAAGTGGTCCTCCAACAAAAAGGGGTTGGTTGACGAGCAGCGCGCGAAGGAGCTCGACCTTCCCGGTTCCGAGGCCACGTTCGGGTCGGACGTTCAGAAGCTTTTTGACGCCAACAACGATTTGTCGAGTGTGGCGCCGGGCGATAGTATTTCAGGCATGCTCAAGTAGCGGGGGTGTTTACTGTAGACGATGAAAGGAGCGGGCTTTCGGCCGCCTCGGCCATAAAAGGCGCGCGGCGGCCCATCTTAGCGGCGTCGTCGCCCGCCGTCACGCACAAGAATAAAACGCTGCCCCCAAACACAAACAGAAGCACAACCATGACGATAAGCCCGCCCATTTGCGCAAACGGCGGCTTGTCGAGGTAGACGGCTGTGACCGGATGGGTGTCGTGATAGCAGGTTCGAGTAGTGTTGATGAGTGATTGTGCGATTCGCGCGGCCCACGCCGACTGGTCCACCTTGGATGTTTTCCAGTCGCCTGTGAACGTGCACCCAAGCTGGATCGGAAACTGTTGGTTGACCATGACTCCCGGGAACGCACCGGTGTACGCCCGGACGCACGCTCCTTTGTAGTTCGGGCCGCAGTCGATCCAGCCATGGGGGTCATCGGCCGATTGAGGGCGGGTCACCCCGGCGATGGTGCACATGTCTTTCCGAAACCTGGTGTAGAGCGCCGAGTAGTTCTGAAACGTAATCATAAAGACGATCAGCAACACGACAAACCCGACGGTCGCCGCGGCCGAGATCGCGCGGTTGTAATTCATCCAGCTCCGGTAGCGGGCCCGGTCTGGATCAGGAGGGGCCGGAAGGGCTTGGTCGTTACGTACTTAGAGACCGTCCTCGGGCTTACCTTGAGCTGCGAGGCAGGGCTGGGGCCGTTTCGCGGACGCTCCGATCCGATCGTGTGCGTCGACGTGACCTCGGGAACGGCGAACCTCACTTTTTTGGTTGGGGATGGGGCCGAGCTAACGCGGAGCTGAGCGCGACACTTGGATCCCCACAGCGCGTAGATCAGCCAGAGCGCAGCGATGACCGAAATGACCGACCCGACCACACAGAGCTCTTTGACCGCGAGGACGCATCCGATAATGCACAGCGAGGCGCCAACAATCCAGAGGGTAATGATTGGAATTAACATCGCGTTGGATCTTTTAATTGAGTGCGTGGGCCCGATTTTTGGTGTGCGATTAAACAAGCCCTTTGACCGCCACTTCATGGACGGCTTGCACGGCGCGGTGGTCCGAGACCCCGCCAAGCGTGAGCACGCGCTCTCGTTGGTGCGATCGGCTTTTAACGCTCGCAACGTCCAGACGCACACCCCGGTGGACAACCCGGTGTCGCTGGACCGCGAGAACCTCGGGCGGTTGGCGGCCGAGCCCTACATGGTAGCGTTCAAGGCCGACGGCCGGCGGCTGGTGCTGGTGCTCACGATGCACGAGGGTCACGAGACGGCTTATTTGGTGGACCGCGCGGGCGAGGTGTACTCGACCGTGGTCGCGGCGACCCGAAACCATTTTACGCGGGGCACCGTGATCGATACCGAGTACGTGGTATACCCCAAGACCAAGGAGGGTGAGCTGTTGGCGTTCAATTTGTTGGTCGACCGCGGCGAGCCGCTGTGGCGCAAGCCTTACACCGAGCGGCTCGAGGCGCTCCGCAAAGTGGTTCCGCCGAATCGGGTGGACCCTCACCGCCGAAAATCGTTTGCGATGATGCACATCATGTCGATGGTCGACAATTTGCACCTGTTAACCAAGCATACCGACAAGTTGCAGTACCTCAAGCAGATGCTCCGGACCGTGACCCCGCGGTACACGACCGACGGGCTGGTCCTGACGGCGGCCGACCGCGGAGTTCGGTCCGGACAGGACGAGTCGTTGCTTAAATTCAAATTCACTCAAACGGTCGACTTGGTGGTTTGGGCCGAGGGGGCCGCCGGCGGGTGGTCGACCCCGGTGATGACGTGCGACAGCGGCGGTGAGGAGCGCCTGGTGGAAAACATGAGGCTGGACCGGGAAGATCCTGCGTTTTGTCGGTTGTTAGAGGGCAGGCGCATTTACTGCGAGATGTTGGGGAAGCCCATCCAGTTCTCGCACATCCTCGAGCTGAGGTGCGTCGCCGATGGGGCGGGCGGGGTGATTGGCCGGTTCGTTCGAGTTCGAACCGACAAAAGCTCGCCAAACAATGTCGCCACGGTCAGTCGAACCATTCAGTGCTTGTGGGACAATGTGCAGGTGGATGACCTTGTCGAAATGTGCAAAAGATACCAGGCGGAACATCAACATCCGCAAAAAATTCGGAGGGTGTGATGAAACAAAGAGAAAGAGACTATGTCCGACGGAACCCTCATCGACACGATCCGGACGATCATGGGCGTTGATCCCAAGGACGACAGGGAGGCGCGTCTCGAGTACAACCGCATCGGGCAGCGGGCCGCCATGCTCATCTTTTTGGCCGACCCCATGGAACGGTTTGACAAGTTGCGGGAAATCGTGGAGGCTGTCAAGGACGCGCTCTTTGGCAACCGGTACGCCGAGATCGCCGCGCTTAAGAAAAGTCCGCTCTCGATGTACAAGGAATCGCTTGCCAAAGTGTTTCAGTGCTTGAAATTGGTGCGCGACTACACTCCGGACATGGCCGACGGGATGTGGGACGAAACCAGTGAGGAGTGCACCACCGAATTTCAAATGCAAGAGGGGTGGGTTGACAAGTGCGTGATCAAGGGTGGGCCCACGGCGAACGAGGTCGAGCAAATGGTCAAGTCACCGGTGATGATGCACTACTTTCTGGGCGAAAACCTGGTCAAGGCGGGGCTCGAGTCGACAAGCAGCGGGGACACGCTCGACGCCACGCTCATCGCCGCGATTCAGTCGCACCTTGAGTTTGTTTTTCTGTTCTCGTGGTGCGCCAGCCTGCTCAAGCACGTGGGGGAGGCTGGGAGCATCCCTGAACAGGACGCCACCGAGTACGATGCCCGAGTCAAGGAGCTCAGCGTTGCTTCGGCGGCGGTCATCAAGTACGTCGCCGCGGGTCTCGACAGCCTCTTCACGGGCGAGGGCTCGGCGGCGAAGGAAGACATGATCACGGCCCTCGAAATGATGGGTGACCTTCCCGTCAGCGTTCCGACCGTGAACGACGGTGGATATAGCGAGATTGCGGGCTACGTGGCCCCAATGGGCGGCTTCAAGAGCAGAGATGTCTCGTGTCCTTCTCGGAAGTGAGTTTGCAGACGTTGCGCACTGTTTTTAGGTTGGGGATCTGGCCTTGCTTGATGATATCGGTCGCTGCTTTGGCCTGGGCCATGTTGTCCTTGTAGATCTTAACGATCAGCTCAGTAAAATCGGTTTGTAAAAAATTACCCCGCTTGATCGCTTCATGGAAGGGGTGATGTTCGTCGTATGCGTCGTTTTGGCATACAATCATCCGGCCAAACGCGACTGGGGACCCGGCGTCGCCGCCCGGTTTGAAGATGGTCGGACATTCGACTCCCTTAAACACGTCGTCTTCCCCTACGTACAGCTTCACAAAGGTGTACAAGAGGTGGAACAGAGCGTGGTCAAAGAGCGTCGAGTATTTGTAAAATTTGTAGTTGATCCCGTAGATAGTCGCTGGTACAATGCTCGGATCTTCCAGGGCTTCGACCGTAATATCGTCGATGAACAAAAAAGAGTCGAGATCGATCATCCGGAACCCATAGACCGCGGAGCACACCATGTTGAGGGGCTTGATGTCAACGTACATGACACTAGCCCTCACACAAGCACACAAAAATCGGAGTCCAAACGAGAGCGCCTCCGCCAAAAATTCGCTCAGGATCTGGTCTGTTGCTTGAAAGATCGAGTAAACTGTTTGTGCCCCACCTTCCATGACGCAGTACAGTTTGCTCTCGTGTTCAAACTCGCACCAAGGGATGAGAAACCGGTTGAGCTCTTTAAGCGCTGAACGACAGGTCTCCCACCGCCCCCTGTTCTCAATGAGCTTGACCCAGACGTCCCCGCCATTCTTCTTTCGGTGAGTCCATTTCTCCACTTTGGCTTTCTTACTCTCAAAGATGTCCACCATCGGTGTGTTGCTGCGGTAGTTTTTGACCAAATCTTCGTAACTCCCCGGAAGGCTGGCGGTCATCTTGCTTTTATAATTACACCCAATACGGGAAAACCATGACCGATTGGACCATCGTGCCTTGCAGAGGCGAGCTGACGGGCGACGCTTTTACCCACATCGTGGCGTATTTCAAGCCCAAAAGCGTCCCGTACCCCGACACGCCGCCGCCTAGAGGCGTGGTGACCCGGGTCGACGTTGACCGCGTCACAATTCGATGCCCTGAGTGGGGGACGGCGTACTTTTGGAGAGATGACACAGGACCGTTTGGCGAATACCTTCGCCAGCTTTCGGCCAAAGCCTCCAAGTTTCTAGTCGCGGCCGTGCACGCCGGTGACGCGGCCGCTCTGTTCTCAACGCCAGGGGTACACTACTTTCCCGCGCTCGCGCTGTGGCTTGGGGCCCCGCAAGTCCCGATTGACATGTACGATGACTACCCGCACAAGACCAAGCCGCACCGTATTTTAATACCCCAGGGCTTCTCCAAGGAGATCGCGCTTTTAGGCCGGGTTCCATGGGAGTGCGGCGTCGACGACGTGTGCGAGCTCTTTCCCAACGGAATCCCCAATCCGTAAAGCCATTGCAAGTAAATTTGCCAACAAATTTAGTGTCATGTCTGCGAAACATGGTTATCCGATTTGCGTGCGAGCCAGCCATCGGTATGGAATGTGGAGACGCGTTTACGCACATGATTGCCCGCTTTCCCAGGGGGCAAATATTGTACGCCGATGTCCCCCCGCCGCGGGGACTCATCGTCGAGGCCGTTGACGACACCACGCTGTCCATCAGGTGCGCCGAAGTCGGTACCGTTTATGTTACTCGCGGGGATTGGTCGCCGTTTGGCAGCTACCTGCGCGATCTTTTCCGACCCGGCGTTAACGGTTTGGTCGCCCAGATTTACTTTGACACGCCCGAGACCACAGCGTGGCGGAATCTGAGCCCCGACGCTAGGGTGCAGCACGTTCCGGAAATTGCGTTGGCCATGGGCGGGCCTGAAGTGCACGTTCAAGAGTACGAGAATTACCCGCACAAGAACAAACCGCACCGACTCGTGGTTCCGGCGGGGTGCAACGTCGTGTGCACCATTAACAATCAAGCCAGGTGGTTGTGTACGTCGACGAATTTTCACACGCTGTACCCGCGAGGGATGCCCATGACGGTGTTGCCACACGGCAATTGGATCGTCAAGCCCAGCCCCTGGCCCGAGTATGACGTCTGAACATCATTGCTTCCGCTTGCCATGGGTCATGACCGTCCCGCCGCTCATCTCGATGTTTCGGATCCGCCGCACTAGCGTCTGGTCGTGAGCGCACGCCTCGACCACGTCCTCCGGGGTGTGGGTCGCAATCACTATGGTTCGATCGCGGTCATCGGCTAGCGCTTTGAGCAACACCCGGAGCGACTTGGGCCGCAGCTTGGGCGACACCGACGCGGTAGGTTCGTCGTACATCATGATGGGCTTTTGGTGCAACAGCGACCGAGCGAGCGTCACCAGCTGGCGCTGCCCGCCCGACAGCCGCACTCCACCTTTGCCCGCCGCCCGGGTTGCTTCGACATCGGGGATCCCGACTGCGTTGAGCAGCGCCTGCGCGTCGGCCACGTCTTCCGGGTCAGGACCCTCCGAGTCGTCGCGCTCGGTCCCGAGCCGGATGTTCTCCTGGACCGATCGGTCGAGAAGCGTCGGGAGCTGCGCCACGTACGTCACCTTGTCGTCGATCGCGTCGGCGTCGAGCGTTTTGATCGACTCGCCCAGGATCTCGATATCGCCCTTAGTCAGCGGGTGCATTCCAGCGATGGTGCGAAGCAACGTGGATTTGCCCGACCCGACCGCCCCGGTCAGGATCACAATCTCGCCTTTGCGAATCACCAGTTCAACGTCGTGAATCGCGTTGGTCCCGATGGTAACGCCCTTGACCCGAATTGCCACGTCGCCGCCGTGAGAATCGGCGCTGGGAACGCGGGGCTCGAGCTCAGGCACCTTGGGTAGTTTGTCGAAAAAGGCTTGCATCTTGTACAGCTGCGATATCTCAAAGATGGTGGGCATGATCAGGTTGCCCAGCTGGTTCAACAGCTCCTGGGATTCGAGCAGGATCATCGCCGATGGGACCAGCGTCTTGGTGTTCATCAGTGGCTGCTTTCCGTTCTGGCGGCGACTCAATATAGTGAGTAGCAACACCGCGCCCACAAAGTACCCCGACACCACCACCTGGAACGGAAAAGTAAATTTGAAGTGGCAGAACATCACGCTGCGGAAGCCAGCTTCACAGTTGGTCTGCTTGTTCACCAACTTGCGGTATTCGCGGTTGGTGCACCGCGCGCTGTACACCGCCAACAGGTTGTCCAAAACGTCGCCGAACCGCTCGATCAGCTGGTCGTTCTCCTCGTACGCCTCGGCTGACCGCTTTCCGCACACCTTGACCATTCCGTACCACAGCGCGATCGTAATGGACAGCGTGGCCATAAATAGGATCCCGACGCTCCAGTGGAGCCACAATGTGTACGACACCAGGCCCAACAGGATAAGCGCCCCCGGGACCAGGATGATTCGCATTACGTACAACAGCTTCATCATCACCTCGGGGAACACCGCCGCTTTGTGCACGATGTTCGAGACGGTCGGGTTGGTGAAGTCTCGGCGGTAGCACTCGAAAATGGCTTTGAACATCTTTTTGCGCATGAACGTGTATAGCTCGGACGAAATGTACACATCGACGATCTGGAGCAGCCCTTGCATCAACACTGACGCGACGTACGCTCCGATGAGGCGTTTCCACACTTTTCTCCACGCGGTGGTGGTGTAGAAATCGGTGGGGTTGTCTTTGATCATCTCGATGATTTGACCCGCAAAGTAAGGAATGATAACCATCTTGAGCGGGAACACGAGGAGCAAGAACATGTAGACGATGAGCAAGCCCTTGTACTCGCGACAAAACTCGGCCGCGAGGCTCTTGATCGAAAGCATACACTCCTTTTACTATTGGATACCACAACATTTTTCAAAAGTGGCCGCGGCGTGGCTTGGGCATTTTTGGTCTCCCTTCCTTCCGTGGCCCCTGGAAGTGCGGGGGCGGGAAGGCTCTGCGAAAGGGAGCGCTTACAGGAGTAGGAATAAAGTTGTGGGCGATGGGGTCCTCTGCCAGGGCCGGAAGTTCGATATTAAAGTATCTAGGAAAAAATAGATCCCCGTTCCTCAAGACGTGTGCTTGCATCCCCGGACCATCGATCTCCGGACCATCAATCGCCCCGCCGGGGAGCGTCCGCAGCTGAAACCTGTTGAACGCGATGCACTGCGCCCAAGAGACTATGACAACCCCGCTGATGTAAAAGTGCGTAGCCTTGTAAAAGACACCCGCGGCCATCGACAACGTGAAAACGCTCTCCGGGCCCTCAGGAAGCCCCTTGATTGGCTTCAGTCTGGTGAACCTCGGCGCCAAGTTGTCCGTCTTGAGATGCACCACATACATTTTGGAGAGCCTCGCGGCGACCCGAATGTCTTCGATCGACGTGATGGTCACGCATGTCCCCCGAAGGTTGTGTGCCAGCTCGTTCCATCGCCGACACACCCGCGGGATTTTCTTGCAAAAGTCGCGGTCGCCAAGCCGATCAAAAATGTCGAGCCACAGCTCGTCCGGGAGCTCCG